ATCTTTCTTAAATAGTTTCATGTGATTTACCTCTCTTTCTATATAGACGGTTGTAAATATTAGGTTACCAATGTATACTTATACCGGTTATATAATTGATGTTATCAGCCTTAATCGTTTCAGTTTCTACTGTAAAACCTTTACTGATAATAAATGGTTTTATTTCTTTAATTATGATATCTAATTCTTTTTTATTATCATAAATATCCGATATTGATATATAAACGCTATGGTTTTTCAACTCTCTAGTGTTGGCGTTTTTTAATCTTTTGTCTATAGTAAATAAAATACGTTCTACATTGCATGAATTAGCATCTATAGACTTATTTCGCATAATATCAGCGTCTAAGCTTAGAATATCTTCCATTTTATTCTCCTGTTATAAAAAAGAAATGAGTATTGTATTAATACTCATTCTTAAGTTTGGTTAAAACATATCGTGTTACTTTTAACCTTTCATCATGTTCCTTAGCATCTTGTTTCATATAACCGTTTTTTACAAGCCTATCAATATAAGCTTCCTCCATAACAGCATATGCTGCAAGACAGTGGAACCCAATAAAACGTAATAACTTTCTCATGTTATTTTACCTCTCTTTCTATAGAGAGGGTTGTAAAAATTAGGTAGCTATTGCTTATTAGGAACGTCTTTAGGATCCCAGTAAATCTTCATACCAGTTGGTGAATTTCCGATAAGTGCATATACTGGTTCAACGACATAACCTAGATTTGTTAAAGTATTTTTAACCTCTAGTAGAATTTCTTTTTCATATAAAAATCTGCCATTATCAAATGTAGCTGAATTGATCGTTTTAAATATTGTATCGTTCTTAACAATAAGGTTAATATACCCTGGTTCTATCCTATCAAGTTTATCTGCGATATCGTCATACAGCGCATCGAAATCTAAACTTTTAATATAATTGTTTTTCTTCTTATCCATTTGTTCTTTTACTTCAATAGCTTTCTTAAGATTATTCATTCTATTTATCCTCCTTGTCAATTGTAACCATATCATATTTTTCTTTTAGATGTAAATACTCATCATAAAAATATGTTGCCGCTTTATCTCTTATTTCCCAACGTTTCTTATAGATATCCCTTTGCTGAGTAATACGCTCTATTTCATTAGTTTTCACTTTTAATTTTCTATCATAATCTTCTTTAGCGATATTCATCCCAAGTAAAAAAACCATAATAAATGCGCAGGCTAAAGATATAGCATACATAATATATTCCGTTAGTTTACTTTCTAACATATATACTCCTTTCAAAAAAAAAAAGAAAGGGTGATAATAACCCTTACTTATAAATACATTTTAATAGTATAAAGTATTTTCGAAAAATCATAGTCATTAACATGTCCAATTTCTTAATCACTTGTCGTTCTTTATACTTTCTAAATAAACCGTCAGCTTTTCTCCATTTATCTACAGTAATGGTAAGTTTACATAATAAAACCTCGAACTCTTGTTCTAAATCCATATCATGTACAAAATCACCATTCTTTACATATCTGAATAATTCAAAACAGTTATCTTTAAAAAGTAAAGAATATACGATCTTCTGAAATTGTCCTCTACTAGAACCATAATTGAAATAATACCTTATCATATCATTTGGTAATTTATTAATATCCATAGTTATTTACCTCTCTTTCTATAATGAGCGCTGTAAAAAAAAGAAATGAGCGTATTAAACGCTCACAACCAAATATTGTTTACTACCACTATTATCTACATGGAGTTGGACGTTATAACCTTTATCTAACAAACCTGTATAGATAAGGTCAAGATTTGCTTCCAGTTGGTTTACAGCAAATCCTGTATGAGCAGCTGCTTTATCAAGATTAACTTGAAAAACAACTCTCTCAGGATCTTCCATAAAATCATCTGCAATTGTGTTCTCGATCTTATCCAACAGTTTAGATAAGTTTCTACGTACCGCATCTCTGCGTTCAAATAAAATAGTTTGCAATTTTGTATTGTTCATGATATTTACCTCATTTTCTTTATTCTATATAAAGCGTTGTAAATATTTTACCATCGTATAATTACTTCGTATTCATATGGTAAAGAAAAAACTTGATAACCAAGTAGGGTTAAATATCGCATAAACTCGTTGTGGTCATCAATACCAAAATCATCGAATACTCTAAGTGATAGTTTTAACCAGCCGCTTCTGCAAAGGTCTGAGTTATTATATACCTCAGTAAATAACCTATCTATATACTTCACAACCTCCTCACTGCCCTTAGGTGGTTGGAATCTTTCGCGGTTCTTCAAATCAAATGCTATTGGTAATGTTGGGTATCCCATGTTTATATTTCCTTTCAAAAAAAAAAAAGAGAGAGGTTACGTTAATCCTCTCTAAAATATCTATCTTTAATATTAAGAAGTACATTATAAAGTTCGTTAATCTCTTTTAATAACATATGTTCTGCAATTAGACTACATTTTGGATATTCAAACATCAAACGTTCTATATGGGCTCCAGCATCTTTAATATGGGTATATAAAGAATGATATATATCCACATCAGAGTATCTCCGTCCATCTATAGAATTCCATAATCTATCTAAATCCATCAAAATAATGCAACCTTGTGTAATAAGACCATATGTATCAAATTTACAACGATCAAACATCTTAAATTCATTTAGACATTTTTCTAATAATTCATTTTGATTCATATTTTACCTCTCTTTCTATATAGACAGTTGTAAAAAAAAAGAAAACCGGAGTTTTCATTTATCGCCCAAATAGAGCTAGAATGAAATTACCGATTCCTTTTAGAATAGCTATGAATCCGTATGATAGAATCCAAAATACCAATAAAATTCCTATAAATATTCCCATTTTTATTTCCTCCAAATATTCATGTTATTCTATATAGTAGGCTGTAAAAATTTGAAAAAAAAATGAGCGTTGTAGATTTTACTCCACAGCGCCCTTAAAACTAATAACGAAGCTTTTCACCATACCATTCGCCAGTTAGATCACCCATAGCAATCCAACCGATAATGCCGTTATGGTTTATTTTAGCCCAGTGCCAATCGCATTGTGTGATTGTGGCTAGAACTTCATATTTTCTATTAATATCGCACACGCCCAATGACTCTGCCACACGGGTAGGTTCTCTACGAATATGTAGAGCTACACGAGGGATAAAGAACTTAGGTTTCCAGTATACGTCCTCGTATGCATCAACTTTAGCCTTCATAGACTCGACGGCCTTCTTCATACCGCCGGCACCGGTCCAAGGCTTTAATGCACCAAATATACGTATAAATACAGGAGCTTGTGTATTCCAAACGTAATGCTTTAAGTCTTGGCCACGAGTCTCCTTATATGTCTGACGTAAGAATCCTAGTTCATCTTCGTTATGAATATATGCGATTTCATTAACCTCGCCGTTATAATAATATACTTTACGAGGATCCCAGCCTTGAAGATATTCTTGTCCAGGGTCTCGATCCTCAATACGGAATGTAAAACATATAGACATACTACAACCTCCTCGCTTAAGTAGCGTTTTCCAGTTGCTTGATAATCTTGTTCAATGCCGCTTTGATATTATTATCTTCGGTAGATGGTTTCAATGCACCAAATATACGCACATATACCGGTGCCTGAGTATTCCACTCATAGTGTTTTAGATCTCGTCCACCATGTGTGTCGTTGTAGATAGCACGTAGGTATTTGAGTTCTTCTAAATTATGGAGTGGTTGGATTTCGTTAATGGCACCGTTATAGTACCAAATAGTTTGTGCATTCCAACCAGCATCTCCACTAATCATAAATGTAAAATCCATGGTCTCTCCTTGATAGCCTGTTGGTCCTCCGCCACCTGGTCCTCCGCCTTGGCCACCACCGGCAGGAGCGTCGATACCATCTGAATATGGAGGATAAATAAATCCAATGATATTCTCTGTAGGGTTGCCGAGTGAACGTACACGATATCGTGCAGGTCCCCCTGCTAAACCGCCATCCACGTTCTGTTCGACAGTCTGGAAGTTACCATTACCATCAGGTTCACCCACTACAATACCCGTATGTCCATATCCATGATACGATACTCGCATACAAAATATAGCACCAGCCCTAGGTAATACGTTACCACCAGTCGTATGCCAGCCAAGACCTTGTCCTGCGCTTAACATATCAATACCATTACCCCACATAGAACGACCAAAGAACTTCTGTGCGACCATGTTTGGAAGGTCGACACATTGCATACCATAGGCACCATCTGCATCAACCCCAATACCACGGTCAGCTAGACTACAAACCCAGGAAATAACCTCTGACTTAGTTGCCATAAGATTCTCCTTTCGGGATAGTCTATTTTAAATCATCTGTTTGGTTAGATTCATTATATTTCTTACTAGATACACCAAGTACAGTACCACCAAATGTAGCGAATAAGGCAATCGTACCTGTGATAAGAGATACATCGACTTTGTAAAGTGCACCAAGACCTGTAATAAGGGCAATAAGTGCAGGTACAACTTGAATAACGATGCGTTTTGCGATATCATATTGTTTGTTTGTTAATTCCATTATATATTCTCCTATTTATGTTTACTTTTAATGAGTACTTTGATCTCATCAACATCTTCCTTAACCGACTTTAGTCCATCATTCATATAATCCATACGTTCTACTAAAGCACGAATAATCTTCTGCTCTTCTTCGTATTTATCTAGCCTATTTGAAATACTATCAATAAGCTTTTCATGATGGGCGTCTCGAACTTCGAGTTCGGTTAATCGATGTTCTAACTCTGTTGTACGGTTCTTGGAGGCAATATAGAAACTTGCTCCGCTAATAAATATCGGGAAAATAACCGTAACAAACCAGTGCATAAGTTCTTTCTCTTGCATGGTACCTCTCTCTAATCAAACCTTGGCATAACCATGCTAAGTGAGCCTTGTTTGATCATATCTTCAACCTTTTGTGACTTATAGTTATATCCTTCATTCTCTTGCATTGTGAATGAGAAAATAGTAGGCGTTCCTTTAGGCCACTTTTCATTAGTATCATATGGATAAGGCATAACTACCACATCGCCATTACCATAGCGTTTTCCAGTTACTAACGGTTTAGCGGCAGATGCGATCTTAGCGTAGGCATGCGTATTCATACTACCTTTAATAGACACAGCGAATGCTACAATAACATCCATGGCGCTATCTACAGCATCAATCTTCTCTTCAACCTTAACGAATTTATCATTTTCAGCCTTGTTAGGGAAGTTGATATTGTAAAGTTCTTGCATGGCCATAGAGTATAGCTCGCCGTTTGTAAGTTCGATAGCAGACTCATCTAAATAAATATTAACAACAGAGTTATTATCATCAACGAGAATAACATGTGTTCGTTTATTATTAGATAAATCATAATCTAATGACTTGGATTTAAACTCTAATTTAGACACTTAAATCTCCTTTCTATATTATTATTGGTGGGTAACTTATTTAGGTATAGGGTCTTCGGTAAGGTAGGTTATTGTACCTGTCCAGACTGCATTTTGTGTAATACCTGATGTCATATGTATTTCACCAGTATTAAACAAATGAAAAATTGCGTTCCCTATTACATTATGTCGCTCATTCGCGGAGATCATCATATTAACATCTATAGCTGGTCTAAAACCTTCAGGTATAGTTTCGGGCATATTGGAGTTCTCATACTGACTAGTTACAGCTTTTATTGTACGGTTTATACTTAAAGTAACCATATTACCTATACGAATGGAATTAGCAGTAAACCCCCAAGGAAAAACGATATCCTTCTTAATGACTACTGGTGTGGTAGGTTCTATAGGTTTGGATGGCGTTGATGTATTATCTCCCATGTTATACTTCACCCAAGGAAGCCAAAGATTATCCCATCTTCTAAACCGAATATATGACTCTAAACTAGTCGTAGTATACCTTTGCCAAGATTCTCTTTCGTTTAAGTTGAAGACTTCTAGCATTCCAGGTCTACCAGTAGGACTATTTTTCGTACCATCCCATGTGCCTTTAATAACATAAAAACCAGAGGTTCTGGCGTCATTACAGTCACGTATAGAATAACGTATATCATGAACATTACCGTTATTTTTAGTTAGTTGCAACTGTTGGATAGGTTTATTATTAGCATAAATATCACCACCAACATCTAATGCTCCGCGCTCACGAACTTTGCCAATACCAACACCGCTTTGATCCATAGACATAACAACAGATCGAGTGGCAACTTCAACACGATACTGAGAACTTGTAAAGTTATCTTCGACAGTACCTATAACAATATATGACCTATCTGCAGGATATCTTCCGCCAAGGTTTGCTGTAGAATTAACCATGCTTGATATATCAGTAGTTGCGGGTAAATTAGCCGGCCCATTATCATCTACGAATGATTCGGTTCCAAACTGAGCTACTTTAAAGCTTACCTTCAGTGTGTTCTTCTGCTGACCATCTACGGTTAAGGGGTTTATCTTGATGTTACGGGTTACCTGCAATTGATCGGCATTAGCACCAACCCGTTTAACGTCGAAACTTATCTGGGGAAGATAGTAATCAATAAACTCTACAGGTATGTCTTTAGGCTCACTAACACGACCTCGACTATCTGTAACAGTAGCGCGAACTACTGCTCTACCGACATAATGCACATTACCGATAATACCTTCCTCAGTATATGCAGAATATGGTTTATCTACAATAAAGGCATTATACTTAGTTATCGTAGACCCATAAGCGCCAGTAGCACTACCAAAGTCAACCTTTAAGTTTGATAATATGGTTACGAAGGTATTTGTCTTCATAAACTTAGCTATCTTCTCATTGGTGTCCTTAACCGTTATACTAGAAATACTTGGTTTAACCGTATCAGGAACCGTCAGAGTAAGCCTTCGAACGTCCCGTCCTATTTCTCGACCATTTTGATAAGTAATGTATGTTATACTACCCTCGCCTTTAATTGAATCAGGCGTTTGCTCGCATAGTTCCATAGGCGGTGTCCAGTTATAACTAGTAGTAACCGTATTTCCTGTAATAGATCGCTTCCATGTCCCGTATTCGACATATATAGAATGGAAGAACGCATCGCTAGCCCTATTGATAGTAAGATTAACAGGCGAACCAATAGTAGCACTAACATCGCCGCCTTTACTAGCTCTAGCAATATCTCTAAGCTGTAAGTCGAATGCCGCCCTAGCAACACCATACCCACCGATATTAATATCGATAGCAGTTGATATATTAATAGATTTTGTTCCATCAGGATTATGAGGTATCTCATAGTTCTTTTGAAGTAAGGGTTTTACTTGTCCTTGTGAAATACCCACATCAACCGTAAGTTGCTCCTGAATTCCGCCAACGTTTATCCATAAGGTTCTAGGATATGAACCATAGATAGCGGCATACCCATTGGCAATTAAAATTACTTGGACATTAACCAATGAGGCGTTCTTACCTTCAATTGGCGAACTCCAAGCGGAGAAGAGGTCTAACTGTAGATTAGGACCGTAATCTCCAGTAAAGTTAACACGTACCATACAGTTAAGCACCTCCTACAAACATTGTTAAGTTTCTATTTAAATTAGTCGGATCTTGTATTGTGACAAAACGACCGATACGGAGACTCTTGACAAATACCCCGTTGTCTATTTGCAGAACCCCTTGTGATATAGAGGCGACCTCTTTACCACCAGAGATGAATGAGATACGGTCATTTGAGACAAGTACTTTAGAAGCACCGTCTTTACGACCAACAATAAGACCCTCTTCTGATTGTGACATATATGTATCTACGAACTCGGTCATGAGTTTAAGCTCTCCGACTTTACGTTGTAAGTCAACTATACGCTCACTAGCCCGAATAGCAGCGAGTTCCGCCTCTTTACGACCAGCCTCTTCAACAGCAGAAAGATTCTTTATCTCATTTATCCACTTCTCAACTAAGTCAGCAGCGGCCTTTGCATCCATCTCAGCTTTAAGTTGAGCGTCACGTTCGGCTAGCTTATTAAGTTGATCTTGTGTTAGAGATTGGTCAGCTTTGGAATTAAGTTGTTTCTCAGTATCCTCTGGGGCTTCGATATAGTCACCCACTATCGCCCCCTCAAACAAACATGGCGCGCATATCTCAAGCCAATCGTTCTGTTTAGAACCATAATTATAACCATGTCTACCAATAATGACTTTCTTTACTTCCGAAACCGAAGTTTGCGTCCATTTAACCCAGTATTGTTTCCACTCAGTTGTAATGCGACATTCAGCATATCCATCCTTACCATAAAAACCTTCTTTACCAGAAGTATTCATATACCCAGTACTCGTCTTAACATTTTCAACAGTGCTTGGACGAAATAGATGGACTATACAATTATAATCATTTCTATTCGCCCTTGCCCAAAACATTAGAGTATATTCAGTACCTGTCATAGGTAAGGTTGTAGTTGCACTATACATGTCTAGAGTTTTATATTTTGTTTCAGTGTTTGCACCTATAATAGATTTAACAGTCTTAAAACCATTATATTCTCCAAAAATATAGTCGTCACTCGCTGCTCCGGCACTTTCAAGTAGCCTTGTGCCCTTCAATAAATTCCTACGGCCGACTACTCCATCAAATACTCCATCTTCACCATTCTCGATAATACCTTTTGACTGAATCTTTATTTTTCCAGGACCGATGATCTCAGTTACAATACCAACAATCCAGGCATAGGCATCTTTATCGATATTAAATGTTTTGATATATACAGCATCGCCAACCTTAGTATCCGCAGTACTTTCACTTACAATAAAAGTATCTATACTACCTTTAGCATATGAATCAAAAGCAGATTGGGTGTATCGAGTGCTAGTGGAAAATACCTTTGTGCCATTACCATCAGCCCCTTTCTGACCAGGAATACCCTGATCACCTTTAGGCCCAGTATCACCACGATCGCCCTTAGCCCCATCAGCTCCTTTAATAAGACTCCATTTATATTTAGTAGGGTCTGTACTATCCGGCTGATTGAAGTCGGTATATGTACCCATATACTTTTTACCAGGAGCACCTAATACAGTAAACCCAGTTCTACCATCTTCAGAGTCGGCATAAGCGAAATGGACATAGGGTGTTCGACCATCAGCCCCGGGTCTACCAGGAACACCGTTAGCTCCATCCTCACCTTTAACTCGTTGCCAAGTATAGTCAGCAGGGTTGGTACTATCTGTCTGAGTATAGTCGGTATACACTCCCATATACTTGCGAGTATTATCATTCTTAGATGTAGTAAACCCTTCTGTACCAGTTGAGTTATTAGCCCAAGCAAAGTGTACATATGGCGTTCTACCGTCTCTACCAGGTGATCCCGGAACTCCGTTTACTCCATCAGAACCCTTCCACTTGCTCCAAGTATATTTCTTAGGATCATCACTTTGGTAGGCATTAAAGTCTTGATAAATACCTATAAATTTCTTATTGGTATCTGTCTTACTAAAACCGCCACCAGAAATATCATCAGCATAAGCGAGGTGGGTATACTGTGTTTTTCCGTCATCTACGTCTACAATTGTAATCTGACCTGTTGAAATTATAGCCATAACACACCTCCTTACTTAGTTACTATAGCTACAGTAAATGTCGACCTATCTTTAACATCGATATTGGTCACACTTACAGATTTCTTCTTAGACTCGGGACGTTGTCCCCAAGCTTCGTCTACAACACCATTAGCTAAAGTCTTCGTCCAAATATAGTTAAAGGCCTCACCCTTTGTGTCAATCTCAGTATCATCCCTAAATAACTTAGCAGTCAAAATAGTTTCGATGACATTATTCTTAAATGTATCACCATTACTTGAATGAACTACCGTCATAACTGGAGATACCCCATCGTTAACTGTAGATACAGTAATGTCTTGGAACTCAACTATACTACCCTGATAGATAGCCTGTATTGTGACCATGACAACACCACTAGTTCCGATATTGGTCTTAGATACTTTAAACTTAGGGCCAGTACCGGCTAGTTTATTATCGATATAATAAATGAATTCGGCGTCATTAACTTCAGAATTACCTCTTAATAAAGTAGGTATGAACTCGCAACTATCAGAAACCTCACGAAACATTGTAGGTCCTGTAGTTTTTACATTCATTTTGAAAGTTTGTGACTCAGCGATTAGCCGAGACATTGTCGCCATCAAAGTTGTGTTGTTGGTTGGTCTTGTTGCTACCACATTAGATAGAACAAGCTTTGTCTTGCTAGGATCTGTTGAACAACGTATCATCTCAGTAATACGAGCCCTAATAAGAAGCCCACCAGCAAAGTGCTCGTCGGTAATGAAGATAACATCGCCTATCTTAATATCGTATTGTTGTAACACAATAGCTGAGTTCAAGTCAATTTCCCAGGTTGTAACAGGATACATATACTGTTTAAGCATACGCACACCGTAAGCCCAGGCTTCTTCCGAAGTAGTGAACTCAGTCTTTACGTCACGAATAATCCAGTTATCACAGTTATCCCTTTTGTTTACAGAGGGATAGAGCTTAGCAGATATCGGGGCATAGATTGTGTGCGAATTACGTGTACAGAAAATTTCTGTATGGACGCCATCTGCCGCTTTGACCTCTTTAGCCTTAGGTTGAGTGATATAGGCACCGTCTTTATTCCGCATACGAATACCAGAGAATAACTTTGTCTTATCCTCTTTCTTCACAACAGATACGACGTCCCTACCCATCTGCAACCTAATATCAGTACGGACACGACCCAAACCTTCTTCACGGTCTCCGGCAATAGCTCTTGACTTATATACATTAAGAATATACCTATCAATCTGCCCACCTGGTGTAAGCCGTGTTATAATCTCTAGTTCACCATCAAAGGCTTCAACAAGCTTGATAATCCGAGCAAGACACGTGTCCTCCTCAGACTCAAATTTAAGTTTTAGCTTACGGTCACGGACTTGACATATACCCAATTCAATACGAGTAAGACTGAATAAGTTCATATTACCGACATACTCTAAGAATGTAAGAGCCTCTGTCGCCTCATAAGCTAAGGTCTTCTCGTTTAGCAACTCTAAGTTGGTTGAAGTGCACTCAAGCTCAATAGTTGTATTAGTCTCTTTCCTCGTCATCACGTTGAATACATAGTCTACCCCATCTTCATGGAAGGAGATATATGCCTCAGATGTCAAGTTGCTAATACGTTCATTAAGTTGACCATTTGTGTATTTATCTACAGTAAATTTAAAGGTGGCCGAACCTTTACCGCAGAATTGATGAAACTCTTCGTTGTAATACTTAAGAGAACCTGGTATATCATTGTTGATATGGTCTACCACGTTCATCGCGTTATCATGTACCGATAACTGCCATGCAGGTTTTCTATTCATTTTGAAGTTTCGGCCTCCTTTCTTACAACCAAGCTTCTTCCCACTCGACAGTCACATCGGGTGCAACGTCGACAAACGGAGAAGAGTGGATTTCTAGTTTAGACTCACCGGGTGGTATAGTGAAATACCGTGAGCCATTGATAAGGTCTCCTTCAGCGGACACACCTTTCTTAGAAGATGCAGGATCTGCTATAAAGGAGATCTTACCTTCATACATGTCTACAATAACCTCGCTACCAACACCATACTTGTTAGGAACTAGATCGTAACGTTGTGCATGGTTCTTTAGAAAACGTATAGATTGTAGGCATAAAGTGTTAAGATAACCTACATCAGCACGCTCATACTTAAGACGACCAAACATAACCCATACTTTAGTACATACGAGGTGTTCTTTAGATGAGTCAGTGATTGTCTTAGGTGCTCCAGCATAGCTATATGTGAACTTAGGTCCTTCCTTAATAACATAGGCATTACCCGTACGACTGTTAAAGCCTGGGTTAGGTCGTTGTTGACCTGGCTCATTGTCATTTGAACCGAAGTAATTCTCTTCCCGTCTAGCTAAGTCTGATGCATGGATATCAGAGGTTGTAAATGTCTGCATTGTCATATCACTATCTGTCCAAGGCTTGTCAAGACTATACGCACAAATAAGTCGGTCATCTTCTGTCATAAATAGTAGAGACAAAAGACCAGTCTGACCGATCTTGGAAGCCCATAGCTTCATTGTGAAGTCACAACGGAAGTCCTTGGCACCTTTCTGACCAGCCTTATCAGGCGATAGAGGATATTCATAAATTGTGCAACCCCAATCTCGACCAACACCCTTGCCACCAGAGCCAGACCAGTGTAGTCCAGGAGCATCATACCCTTGACCACCAATTCCCTTAGCCCTCCAGTTGAGCGTCATATCATTAACCTCAGCATGACTAGCAAATGGTAAAGGTGAGACGTTACGATATTTAGCTGTAATGTTGGTTCCTTGTAACCAGCGGTTGGTATCATTTGGCGCAATACTCAATAACATATGTGATTGGTCGTAAGCACCTGTAGCGATATTAGTACCTCTACTATCGGCAGAGCTTGTACCAATCTCCATGATACCATTCTTGTTAACAATACCAATCCAGCCATTACTTGTATTATTCTTTACTCTAATTTTAGGGTAAGCAGGCGCACTTCCTGCATTATTTAAAGTTATTTTGACGACTTTACCATCTTTGGTAAGTGAGCCAACATCAGCAGAAGTAGTCTCTGCGTTAAGCACCTTTGTCAATTCAGAATGGAGGAGTCCATCAGGAACATTGAAAGATATTGAGACTGTAACTTTGCTGTTTTGTATATCTTCAGTAAACTTAGGTTGTCCTGTAACAACAGCCATGTAGTATTTACCGTCTTGGTCGTCGAATTGCAATTTCTTAGGCCCATCTGGACAGTCTAGAGCCCGTGCTAGTTTAGTACGAAGCGCTAGAAAGTCTACAGGACCTCCCGACTTGGTTCCTTCAATAGTTATAGGATATGTACCACGAGTACCAGATACCCAAGTCTTACCAAAACGGCCAGTACCGGCGGAATATGTATGATCCTGACCGGCACCAGCATTACGTTCTACTTTTGTTACAGCATCTAGAAGTTTACCGATATCAACTGCTTCAGTTCCTTCTCCAAATATTATGGAGAAATATGAATCATCTCTCATAGTTGTGGTAACACTCCATCTAACATATTTTGTCTATCTGCGAGCGTACGCTGAGCTTCTGTCATACCAGGAGCTAAGGCACGAGTCACGAGATCTTTATCCATATAAGTAACGTTAACTCTATCTTGAGCAAGGAGATTATTACCAATCTCAGTGTTTTCAGTAATGGCGTTAAGCTTCTTATCCACACTCTCAAGGTTACGAACAACATCATCAATAGAAGATTTATTATCGCGAATATTTCTTGTATTAGGGTTGAGTGAATTATAGTCTACACCAGTAGGAGATAAGGTAAGCGTACCAGCTCCGTTCCAGCGATATCCTTCAATATTACTCATATCCAATACAGGGGTAATAACCGGACGCATCTCGATGTTATCATCAAGATAACCAGAAATCGTATCTATTGATTGTTGTACGAATGAATTAACTCTATCCATATTATTACTAATTGCATTAAGCGACTTGGTTGAACCTAAACCTGATGCAAATTCCTTCGCAATAGCCAAACCTGACTTAAATACTCCAGTCCATCCGGCTCCAGAGAATACCCCTCGCTTAGCTGGTGACTGAGGTTGGTGATGTTTAACACGTGAGTTTACACGAGCCATAGCACCATCAATGGCAGCAAGAGCGGCAGAACTAGCTAGACCACCAGCGAATGCCAATGTGATAGCCTCACCAGAAGCGGCTGCTCCACCTGTACCTTTAAGTCCTCGCTTAGCAGCAGAGTTAACTTGTTTACCAGCACCCTCGGCCTTACCTTTATTTTCACCAGATTGAACAGTATCTGTAAAGGTCTTAACTGAGTTATTTGCCTCATCTGTCGCGCTGAATTTAAGAGACTCTTTAGTTCCTTTAGCTACTTCCTTAGCGGCAGTTTCAGCGGGGGTCTTACCCTTACCAATCTCAGCAGAATATTCCCCAGTACCTTTCTGAGCACCGAGTACAGCTCCCGTGAAGTCTGTCAAAGCAGTTGTCAAAGACTTGGCTGTTTCGGCGGCTTTAGCAGATACATCGGTGTTCATTGTATCCATAGATGCACCAACTTGTTGATTAGCACCGTCAATACTAGCGGCTGCTTTTTCACCCATACCTTCAATAGGTTTAAGATACTCATTCATATTCTCTTCAGAAACTCCTGAGAAGTCTCCTTCTGCGAATTTAGCGAGCATCTCTTGGTTAATCTCACCAGATTTAACACCAGCAAGTGCCTTGGTTACATCAAGTTGACCACCAAACTGAGTATTGAGTTTCTCAAAGGCTGCTGTGATAAGACCAGTATCGAAACCGTTACCATCTCCAGTAAGGCCTTGCTCAACAGCTTGTTTAAGTTGATCACCAGATGCTTTGGCTTGCTCTTTAGCGGTAAGAACGCCATTAGCATAAGTATATCCGGCTTCTTCTGCGATTTTATTAGCGTCGACTTCAGACATACCAAGTTCGACCATTTTAGCCAGAAGTTTTCCTGCTTCATTTGCCGAGATAGATCCAGATTTAAGTCCGTTAATAAATTGCTCAGGTGCTTGGATACCTAATTGCGAACAATAAATTCTCAAATACTCAAATCCATCCTTAGCGCTACTAGCAAATCTTTGTGCAGCAGCAGTCTCCTCTGGACCCAACTTATCAAGAACATCTATGGCCTTTCGCACACCCTCTTCAGTAGCCAATGTCGCATATGTCTTAGTCGCCTCAACGGAATGGCGCATTTTATCGACATATCCATCAAATGCTTTATTTATATTATCAGTCCAACCTTTAAAAAGATCGCCTATAATAGGCATTTGACTTGCAAAATCGACAATATAAACGAGTAAACCACGAAGTACTTCTATAATAACCTCGTTTATAGACTCCATAACTTCAAGTACCGCATTCATAATAATGTTTTTATTATTACGAAGCCATTGGGCGATCTGTTGTATACCTCCCAATAAAGCATCACACAAACGAAGTACCCAATCAGGTATTTTATCGATTATTCCAAAGAAACCCTTTTCAACAATACTGATCAAAGTATCGATTATAGATTGTGCCGCTTGTTCTAATCCATGAAGGATTCCTTTTATGATTTCCATACCGATTCCGCCAATCTTACCAAGGTTATTTTGTATACCATTAAGCAAACCTTCAATAATACCAGCAGCGGCTCCGGCCATAAGTGTTCCAAGATCCTCAGATCCTTTAGCCGCTTCTTTAAGGAATGCAGCAAAGTTCTTACCACCTTCTGCACCTAGACGAGCCATGGTATTGATTAAATCGTTAATAGACGATACTAATCTAGCACACGAATCTACAAAGTATCCGATACCTGCAGCAGCAACACCAATACCGGTTCCAATCGTAAGGAATGCGGTAGCTAAAGCAGTAACCGCGCCAGCAGCACCAGCGCCTCCGAATTTAGACATTAATGTACCTATAGTAGCTAGAGCGCCAACTACAGCAACTAATGCCAATACTTGACCCAATAGATTATCGGTAGGTATAGTGCTTAATACTTTAAGACTAAGTGTAGCAGCAGCAACTAAACCTACAGTAGCTCCAAGTTTGATGAAAGCTTCCTTGTTAAGTTTACCGGCCAACTTACCTAGGGTAATAAATGCGCCAATGGTCGTTACCATCAATGTAGCACTACCAAGAACACTTAAGAAGTTCCCATCCATCTTACTTAGGACAAACATGCTTCCTGCAGCAACAACTAGACTAGCTGAGATTATAGCCAGGTTCTTAACGCCCTCGTTTATACCAGCATCACCAAGTTTGCTATTACCAAGTATCGCGGCAAGTCCTGCAAAGGATGCTACCATAAGCGCAATGGAACCTATAGCATTGGCTACGCCTTCAGGATTCTTCATACCCGACATAGTATCTGCTAATTCTGTAACCATTTTGAAGATTATTGCTAAACCGCCGAACAGTATAACCGCATTCTTGGCAAATGATTGGTTTGTCTTATCTAGTTTAGAGAATTGATTAATCATCAATGACATAACAGCCATTAATCCCCCAACAGCAATACCACCTTTGATTAATGCGCCAGTATCTAGTTTACCGAGCTCAGCAACAGTCTCAGCCATACTCTTCATAGCCTTGCCCATAAAGGCGAATACTAAGAATGATGCAATTTTAGTTCCTTTTAGTTCAGAAGTTTTATTTAACAGCATAGCCATACCTAGTACAATACCAAGCATTGCAGTGATGCCTTTAGTTAGGTTTCCAAGATCCATAGAACCTAGTTCTTTTACTGCAGGAACAATCTTCTTAATTGCATAGGCAATACCCACAAATGTAAGAATACTTACTGCGATCTTCTGAGTACCGCGAACGGTCTTACCTTGGAGCTTATTCATGATAGCCATTGAACCGAATATAGCCAACAACATAATGCTAACTGCGCCTACGCCTTTAGCAAGTTGTCCAAGGTCTAAGTTACCTAAAATGGCAACAGAAGAAGCTAATATAAGTATAGATCCGGCGAGACCCATCATGCCAATCATGGCTTGTTGCATATTGCGAATCTTAGCAGGGTTAAAGTTCTTAGTTGTCTTAGACAAAGTAAGATAGAATACTTCAAAGATAACTAGAACACCAACCAATCCGCCAAGACCAGTTAATAACTTATCCCCAGGAATGGTTGATAGTAACCATAATGAGCCTGCAAGAGTCGCAATAGCTAAAGCAAAAGCTTTAATATTCTCAAACCGTGCTTTAGATTTGAAGTATTTGTTAATCGTACCAAACATACCAGTTAATGAACCTAGGAAAGTCTTAGGTCCTTGTAGTAAGTTCTTACCGAAGTCGCCAAACATCTCCTTAATGCCGATAACTTTCTTACGTGTGTTCCACAGTAGAATAATAGCACCAACAAGTGCTGTTACACGACCTAGGGTTTCAGAGTCCTGCTTACCAAGAGGTTCAAACATAGACTTAAAGATATCTCCAATAAGTTTAGCAGTATCCCCAATTGTTGTAAAGATGTTTTGGGTCTTGTTGTGTACACGGTCGACGCTTTCACCAAGGTCGTTAAGTCCTTGTTCGGCTTTCTTCATACCACTTTGGCCATAATCGCCATCGCCAACTTCATCGGCATATACTTTCGATACTTTGAATAAATCCTTGAATCCATCCCAGACCTTCTTAAGGGCCTTACCAAGATCCTCAAATACTTTACCAATACCCTTACCGATATCAGAAACAGTTTTACCGAAGTCTTTAAATGATAAATCCGCTCCCTTGAAGTTGGATAAGAAATCAGAAGTAAATTTCTTAACAGCATCCCAAATAGAAATAAGATTCTTCTGAACGTCTTCAGGAAGGCCATCGAAGAATTTCTTAAACCATGGACCAAATGTATTCTTAAACCATTCGATGACAGATACGAAAACATTCTTAAATCCAGCAAAGACTCTACTCATAGTAGGACCATTAGCAGTATCACCTAGACCCTTCCAGAATCCAGAGAACCAGTTACCAAATGTTTTAAGGGTCGTCTTATAGTTAGAGAAATCGGCTTTAGATTTACCCATTTCTTTCTTAATGTTATCAAATGCTTCAGATACAATACCGATCCCAAGCGAGAACGTCTTCATAGCTGCTTTTGTAACACCTAGTTCGTCGACCCATTTACGGAGCCCATCTATTGATTTAACAATGCCAGGCACAATGCCTTCTGAGAAGTTTGCATTTAATGCTTTACCAGCATCACTAAATGTTTTGCCGATACTTCCAAAATCTAATTTACCAAGACCTAATCCAGATAGCTTGTTTGAAAGCCATTCGAAAGCCTTACCAACAGAATCAACAATAGGTTTAAGGAAAGATAAAGAAAATTTTATCTTATCTAGTTTATCAGCATATTCACTGAGTGTTGGCCATTTCTTACGAATTGTATCGCCAAAAGACTTGAATGAAAACTCACTTTTTTCTAACCATTTTGAAAGATCGCCGGTTCCTTTTGCAAGATTACCAAACGGGTTCTTGAAGAACTCGCTGAAACCTTTCTTGACGTCATCAAACTTAGGTAGTTTAAACTTAATGCCTGAGAACAGACCTCCAATTTCTTTTGGAATGAGTGTATCCCAGTTAAGATTCTTGTTAAAGTCTTTCCAGGTAGTAATTTCGCCCTTAAGTACCTTATCCATATTAGCGTTAAACTGCTTCCAGAAAACTTTATGGTTAAAAGATAGAACATCGAAACTATCTTTCCAATACTTAACAGTTTTATTAAGATTTCTACGAAGTTTATCACCAAGTCGACCCGCCGCAGAATCCATATTATAGGTTGCATCATTGAAATGAGAGAAGCCGACCATAAATTTACCTAAAGCATTTCCAAATACAGGGAAACGTTTAAGGGCATTACCTACCCAGAAAGCCCATTCATTAAATCCGCGTCCATTCTTACCTAGTGCATCATTTAATGCGCTAAACGGATTTGTGATCTTACTAAATAGCTCACGCATACTTTGTTTAAACTCGCCAATAGCAGGAGTTAAACGTTTAATAACTTCCCAAAACTTCTTAAGCCAGTCTATAAACTTACCAATACCTTCTGGAAGTTTATAAAATGCGGCATTCCATTTCTCAGCAAATCCAGCCAATCCATTATGAACAGCATCCCAGAATTTCTTAATCTTATCTGATACAGATTGGAATATTTCTCCAAGTTTCTTAAAGTCGATAAATTTACTTAAGATAATCTCAATAGATCGGATTACCCTAGTTACCGCATTAGCTAGCATCCCTACTATAATGATAAAATTCTTAATCATATGGTCTGGAATAAGCGTAGCTAATAACTTAAGTTTAGAGGCAACTTCAACAGAAACCCATTTAATTCCTTGGAATACAAAAATGAAAATATTCTCGAATGCTTTAAGTTCCGCACTACCAAGTTTAATCTTCTCAATAAACGTACTTACAAGGTTCACTAACTTTTCAGCCACGGTGTTAGTCGTAGAGAAACCAAATACATGGGTAAAGGCAGTGCCAATAGGTTTAAGTATGGTACCAAGTGATTGGAAACTTGTCTCAAGTAGTTCCAACATCTTCTGTCTACCGCCAAGGTCAACAAAAGCTTGTGCGAACTCAGTAGCTTTGTTACCAACAGCACCTAATGTATCGGCTGCAATATTACCCCACTTAGTCCAAAACTGAGTAACTTCTTCACTACCGGCTTGGCCAATTAAGGTTTCCCAGAAACGAGCCCAAGAACTTGTGACCTGATCGGCTACTGCCTCAGACACCTCACCAAGAGTGTGGAATTCTGAAGCCATTTTGACTAAAGTCTCATCTTCTGCAAGCGTCTTTAATGACTGAATTAGGACCTCATTCGTCAACCAACCTTGTTGCAATGAGTTACGGAAGCCTTCTGACATATCAACATCTTGACCAAGAGCTTGTGCTGTTTGAACTAAGATATCTTTAAATTTCTGAGTAGCTAGACCTGCATTTTCAACAGAGACCCAGTTTTGAGTATTCATCTTACCCATTTGCAAAGCTTGTTGTACACCGAATTGCAATGAACGATTGAAACCATCTGTTGTGGCTCCAGCAGAAGCTGCCAAGTTACCCCAACCCTTCAAGGCAATATTAGCGTCCTTAAGACCCACACCGGCATTTACGAATTGAGCCAATGAGCTATGCATCTGCTTAACTGAGTATTTGGTGGTCTCTGCATAATGTTGTAGGTCATCTAGTGACTCGGTAATGTTACCTAGTTCAGATCTACCAAGAGCAGCAACTAGCATATTTACAGAGTTAATCTTATCTTCAAACTGACCGAAACCCGCTTTCATAGGAGCAATCGTATTAAGAATAGACCTCCCTAAATTCATAGTAATGGATAATCCGGTCTGAATTGCAGAAGCTGTGATATTACCTAATGCCACTGTAGCAATAGACTGCAGCATACCAAATTTTCCACTAGTTTGCCCAACATGGTCATCAATACTAGAAATAGCTTCTGCCGCTTGTTTTGAACCAAGAGAAATTGGTGATATGAAATTAAGAGCGCTAGATGCAAAATTCTTAAAACCACCAGCCGTATTACCTAATGCAGATCCTATCTTATCAAACACCCCGACGTAAGTATTACCTAGTTTTGGTGCCGATCCCATTAGATCAGATAAGGAGTTTGAAAGAGATTTGGTGGCTTTCTCGGTATTACCAAATGGATTTTTACCATCTGATTTTTCTAAGGCCTTATCTAAACTATCTAAAGAAGATAGTGATTCTTTAAGACCATTCTTAAATTGCTCATTATCAATACCGAGCTTGATAAGGCGTTCTTCAATTATTTGTTTACTCAATTACTTTTTCCACCTCCCTCAGTATTTCTTTTGAAATAGAATCTACAATAGGAGAAACGAAATCATTAGCAGGAACGTATCCGCCAGTACCGGTACCGTGTCCATGGACAATTAGTACAACAAGTGGTGTTCCGTCTGAAATCTTTACAGAATTAGAATAATACAGCGTTGTACCATTACGAGTCTTTTCGACTTCCATATCCCATGATGAAGCAGTTTTACCTGAGCGTTTAGGTGTTGCTGAAATCAACCTACTAAGACCAGTACGACCTCTTGAGACAAGCGCGTTATGAACAGAATCCATAGACTCACCTTTTTTCAAAGCTTGTTTTAAGCCTTCTTTACGTTTAATTGATGATACCTTTATCCGCATTTAAACGGGCCTCCTTAATCTGTCTAAGTTTTTCTTGTCTCATAGCGTTTATACGTTCATACTCATTCAGGGTCTCAGTCGTAGTCTTCTTCTTCTTAGGTGAATTAAATTCGCTGATAACCCCTAGTAAAGTAAGAAGTCTATGAAGGTTCCAGTTCTCGCATTCAAATGGTACACGGGCATTTGCCATATACGCATATATAACTTCTGAAGTCATAACCATACCGTTATTTGTAGAATCGTCCTTCTGCTTTATTGTCGTAGCGGTTGGTTTATCATCAAGATAGGCTGCAATCTGAATTACTAAGTCAGGTGTTAAATCAGAATACGAAATATCCTCTTGACACATTAGAATAAAATAGTCAAAAAGCTCGGCAGTGGTCTTTTCCTCTCGAGTTAAAAAAGGCTTGCGATATAACGACTCCCATTCCGCCAATACCTTCAAAGTATGTTCAAAGTGCAATCTTCTACCCGGCACCTTTATAAACTGATTTGTTTCTTCATTATAAAACTCCCGCTCAGGAGTATCTATAATTAACATAAAATACCTCCATACGAGATAAAAATAAAAAAGGGGTGTATTTTTCACCCCTAGTTTTAATTATTTCTTGAGTTTAGAAACCTTATCAGGAACAGCTCCTTGGTTAGGGTCTCCTACTAAAGCATTGAAGAATTTCTTAGTATTGTCGCCATCTTCGATTACATCTGCAACCATCTCAACGAACAATTCAGAATAAGCTTCTGAGTTAACAAAGTCTTCTTGTGCTTTCTTGTCTTTACGGAATGTACGTCCGTCTTCTGAACGTTCACCATAAGCCAATTTAAGAATAGACTCTAAGAAATCAAAGATCTCATCGACATCTTCACGAGCCATCATCTCTTTAATGTATTCGTCCCAATCTTTTTTAGCACGACCAATAATACGAACCACTTCATCTTTACGTAAGTGGAACCATAGTTCTTCTTTTACTTCTTTTCCGTCTAATAGATTATTATAAGTTACTGTTCTTGAAATCATTTCTATACTCCTTTAATGTAGATTTTTATTTCATTTTGAAATTTCTAGCACCGACATGTCCTTAGTCGTCCAACACCCTATCCCATACTATTAATTTCTATTTACCCAGCAGTAAGACCGAGGATTGTAAATACTTCTTCTGGTTTTGGAAGAGTTGGTTCTGAATCAGAAGCACCATAAAGTTTCTTCTCAAGTTCAGCCAATTTATCTTTATCAACCAAAGTACTATTCACTTCGATATGTGCTGTTGGTTTCATGTTTGCTACCGCAGTTGGTACTGTATCGAAGTCCCAAGAGAACTCAAGTGCATCTGGGCTTTCGTTAACAGTTTGGTATTCTTTACTTGATACCCCAGCAGAAGCAGAGTAAACAAGGTGAAGAATGTAACCGTGATCCAAACCTTCAGTATCGTTACCAATACGAGTACGGTAAGAAAGACCAAAGTCAGAACGAGCTTGACCAGAAATAGTAACTCCAGTAAGTTCTTTCTTTTGACCGCCTGTAGAAACAGGACTACGTTTACCTTGACATTTGTTCCACTCTTGTGGATATGTGAAGGCAGAAATTTGACCTTTGAAACGTTCTTCTGAACGCAGATTCAAATATTTCTTATTATTTGCATATTTAGCAGTTGACTCAGCACCTTCTGGTGATTCGGATACTTTTGTCAAACCGTCCCAAGCAACACCGTTCTCATAAGAACCGTCGCTCTTTTTAAGGTATAGAACACCATTATCGACACCAAATTCGTAAAGTCGTTTAGTATCCTCATCCCATTTAAGTTGTACCATTAGATAATTCCTCCAATATGATATTAAGCTTCAGAAAATTCGCCAAACGCATTAATACGTTCACCGTTTTCAACATTACCGCAAGCAACATAACGTCGCTCACCACTAGTTGCTCCAATATAAGATAACCAGCGATACCCGTCAGCATCCATCCATGAGTCATAGATAAACGTTTGTTCAGGCGTATAAAGATCTACAATTTCCGCAGTTAAATGCGGTGCTTTACGAACATTAAGTCCAGCAACCTTAACTGTAAATCTACCAACCTCATCATTGACAACTACTTGATCAGCAGGCGTTTCTGGTTGAGGAGGAATTACAGGTTCTGGTTGAGGTTCGTTAGAATAAGGAGGGTAGAACCAACCAACAATTCCTGTGAAATCACGAGTATTGTATCGAGCAGGAGCGCCATTATATAGGGCATCCCAATTACCATCAATATTCTGTTCGATAGTAGACATAGTATAACCATCAGAATCTTCAATAACAAGACCTGTATGACCATACCCGTGTTCAGCAACCGCCATTACAAAAATAGCACCAGCACGAGGATTTACACCCACAGCATCATATACTACTTCATATCCAAGCGCAGCGGCAGAATCCAAAAGATCAATAGCGTTACCCCATAGAATCTTACCGAAATAAATTTGGGAGATACTATTAGGTAAATCAACACATTGAGTACCATATACGCCATCGGCATCGGTACCAATACCTTGATCCGCTAAGGATCTAGCATAATTAATAACTTCTTGAACTGTAGCCAAGAGATCCTTCCTTTCTATTCGTAGACGACAAAAACCTTATGATATAAACCATTAACTTTATATTCCGTACGAAAAGATGAATACTTAAAAATAGTTGATACTTTTATAAAGATGTCATCAGCTTCTTCTCTAGACATATATACTAGCTTATAACCCATACTAGAAAAATATGGATTATTGTTAGCTTTCTTAACTTCAAAGTCTTCTCTTGTTACCACACAAGCAGGAAACTTTAATTGTATATTATCTGGAGGAGTAAAGTAAACATTCGGAGTTATGTTATTCTTGATCTTCTCAAGAACGACCTTTCTATCTCTCATACATTCACCTATACCTTATCTTTAATAAATAATAACAAGTCAACGTATTGTTCACCATTCCAAATGTTTATAATACCATCTTTAAGAAATAAACTACCTTTAACTTTATCATCTGTTTCAGGTTCAATCATTGCAACTTTCAAATGATCAAAAGCGTCAACTTTTAATTCATTTTGAGATTTTTCATGTGATTTAATAATCAAATCATCAAGTTCTGCCTTAATATCAGACATCTCAATATCAGCAATAGTTAAAGCAACCCTAGGAGGATACGGTCTAATAGAATCGACCTTATAAAAGGTACCCATATATAAAATATGACTTATCCTATTAACCCTATCACTAGCATCATTAGGTAATAAAGCATCAAACTTTAGTTTGGATTTTGTATTTTGGTTTATCGAGCTTTGGTCTTCTTCGAAAAAAGACTTAGAGGTTATTCTAGCTAGTAATAAAGGAGATACCGTATATTTATAACGGTAATCCCCAATACTAACTTCCTCTGGCTCTTTAGAACGGAAGATAAGTCGAATTCCAGCTTTTGTCATTGTGTTACCTTCCTATCTATCAGCTAAGACTATTCTGCTTTCTTAGGTTTCTTTGGTTTTGGAGCTGTTTCAACTGTTCCGAGTTTCTTCTCTTCTTCATTCATATCAGCATTATTTACAGCAGCATCATAATCTACGGCTTTAGCACCGATACCTTTGATTTCAGTTGAGTCTGTTTGTACAGTCCATGTTGGTTTAGTCTTAAGACCAGTTGAATCGAAGTTCACAGCAGTTTCCTCTACAGCAGCTTTATCATTTACAGTAACGACAATGAATGATTTAGGTGTTACAATCGCACCAGATAGACGAGCATGCATCAAATATTTGTGTTGCATGAAGTCAATATCAAAGCTGTCGAATGTAGCAATTTCACCATTCTTAGACATACCGAATTGGTAGTCAGCTAGGTTACCGATAACAAATGTTCCTTGAGGGAGTGCGCGATATTCAACAACTTCATCACACATGAAGTATGCAGCGATGTTTGCATTTCCTGGCACTTGGTTATTGTCCATTGAAGGAGCATACAAGTAACGGCCATTCTTATCTTTCAACGTCTTCAACTTAGCCAAGTCAAATGGGTTGATATAAAGAGATGGTTTACCTGAACCTTGGTAAGCAGGGAATGCTTTAGAGATAACTTCGTCAACTGCAGTTTCAAATGAAGTCGCTGTTACTTTAATAGTAAACAATGGATGATCCTTGATGATTGGACGAATATGAAGTTCGCTAATCTTTTCAGGATTACGTTTACCTGTAGAAAGAGTTAAATCACGTCCATCTGACAAGAAGGCTGCTTTAACAATTTCTTCTTTAAATTTAGCAGTTTGAACTTGTTGAATAAAGTTAACTGCAGCGAAGCCGCCATCTTGAAGGTCAATCAAATCATCATGGTCAATTGTTTCACGACGGTGAATTGAACCTGGAGTAGTTTCACGGAAGTAAACTTCTTCAATAGAGTCAAGCGTTTGGTTACCTTTAATATATCCACGAGCACGAGCTTCGTCTTCTGTAAGATTAGCAAACAAGTTTTTAACACGTGGAAGTGGTGATTTACCGAATTGACCCATAATCTTATCAATATTAAGACCAGCAGGGTTATAAACAGTAAGGCCTCCAGATTGTGCAGGTTGAGGGAATAATGCTTCCATACCTACCAAACCGTGTTGGATTGAATCTTCATTAAGTACTCCATTTGCACGAAGCACACCAGCAAATGATGAAGCGTTACCTGAAATTGCACTTTGTAGCAATGTATCCATTTGTTCAGTGTCAACGCTAGGGTTTGTACCTTGGAATTGGTTATGTTTCAAAACTTCTTCTCCTTCGAAAATTGAGTGTGCGACAGAACTGTCACCTTCAGAATCAGATCCATCTACGTCAGAGTCAGACTCATAGTCATCTTCATCATCATAGTCATAATCTTCTTCATCATAGTCTTCATCATCAGAGTAGTCCTCTTCATCAAGACCGTTAATTTCTAACTCATTTTGAGTTTCTTCTTCATCTCCATCCGCAGCATCAAGCGCATCAGAGATGTCTTCGATAACGCCTTGAACTAGAGCTTCACGTTCTTCGTCACTAAGACTTTCGAAGATTTCTTCATATGTACGAGACATCCGTCCCTCCTTTTCTTCTTCTACTTCTTCAGTATCAGAATGAAGTAGTTCCTGAGTGATACCGGTATAAACGATACCACGGTCGCTTTCGTACTCTTCAGTCCCATATGCGCTATGGAGCATAACATGTTCGATCAAAGCACCAGGATTTGCCCCTTTAAGAACTAGACTTACTTCATAGATCTCTCCATGAATAACATCATTACCGTTCTTACGGATACCACGAGCGCCGATAGACATAGCATTAACGTCGCCATGCTTTAAAAGCACTCGCATATCTTGAGCATGATCAGTATCATTAAGATAGCCATACCCATAGACACCTTCATCGCGGTGCTGAAGAACCATATACCCCAATACGTTTGAGGGACTGGAGTAGTCATGTTGCCAAACGATAGGAACTTGAGAACCATTGTTTTGGCGAAAAGCGTCATGACGAATCGTAACACCATCGCTACAACGAATATCGTTCTTAGTTACCCATCCGGCGAAGTCAGCCTTCTTTTGCAACTAACTGCCCTCCATAAAAATATTTATACATCCAAAGGATTACCATACTCGTCTACAGGATTACCGTCTGCATCGACATACCCACCTTGGCCATCCTCATAGATTTCCGGGTACCCTTGGGTTGTACCATCATAAGCTCCGCCCATTAAATCCATACCAGTAGAGATGTTCTTATTAAAGAGCATATCTGCAATACGACTAGGGTGAGGAGCGCGACCCAACATTGCTCGGATTTCATTTGATGTGAAAATAGCATTTCGAGCAAATAGATCTGCCGCTGTACCAAGTTGTTCAACAGGTAACATACGGAATGGGTCACGATAATATTGGATTACCTGACCTTGTGTGCGTGCTGTTTTCGTAAGGAAAGTACGGTTAATACCATCTACAATAGTTTGTAAAACAGGATCGACCGCTCTATGATAATAAAGATTAAGCTCAGCCTGACCAGCAGTACCATCTAGGATTTTAGAGGAAATACCAACCTGATTATAATAATCCTGTTGAAGTTTACGAATGTCGTCAACTAGATTATTAGTAATGTTACCGCCTGTATGAATAAATTTTTCATTCGCATCAAGGGTTGCAATACCAAATTGACTATCAGACAATTCTTTCTCAAGTTGTTCTTTCCGCTGTTTCGCCCTTTCCTGACGAATATCACTCTTAGTAGCATAAGGAACTTGGATAAATCCATTTAGTTTACCCGCAGCGATTGCCTTATCCTGAGAATACATAAGATCCATCTTCTGTTCAAGCAGTCGTAGCGTAGAATTCTGATCTTTAAGTAACCCAATCAATGGCGATTCTAAGATTACTATGGACTGTTTTGACAACGTTAAGTCTTGTTCTAAACCATTTTGATCGTTATAGACTCTAACACGAACAGCACGAGGGTACCACTGCATAATCTTACCCACACGCATAGATAAGATATCATAGGAACCATCATCATTAGGTTTAGACGTTGTATCGACAGGGACAATCGCAACTATACCTTCTTCCAATAATGACCAAGCAAGATCGTATATAAACGCGCGCCCTGTTTGGTCAATATTTGCAGATAGAGTTAGACAATCGATCAGACCCGAGTCCACTGGTGTCTGATTACCGTCATCTTGGTTAATTTTCAAATGTTTGAAATCAACCATTGCGACATCAAGAGCAATCATAGAGATAATACTATTAACCAAATCCTGACGTCTAAATGAATAACCACGGAGTGCACTTGTCGGTCGACCCCATCCAGAGCCAGAAACCAATGATCGATCATATTCAAAACCATTATTGGTCGACATGAATGCGTTCCATGATCCTAAGGGGTTATTTACCATCCTACAAGAATGCCTCCTTATTACGTTTATAGGCGACCCAAGCATCCATCAGTGCGGCAACGTTATCGATTTTCTCATCGCTACGCATCTTAGATAACTTGTAGTTACCATTATTATCCTGAATTACAACAGCGTTACCCATTGCATACTTCATAAGCTCTTCAAAGAATATTAGATCTCGAGATGTCGCCATATTCTTTATTTCGCCTAGTGGCACAGATTCGGTACGAACACCTTGCCGTACGACTTCAACTCCAACATCACCATTCTCCATAGTCCATCTATCGATAAATTCAGCAGCATTATACGGGTCATAACCAAATGATATAATAGCCCAACCCATTTCTTCAATATATTTATCTACATCGTCATATACCTGCTCCCAATCCAAATAGTTTCCAGGAAGAATTACTAACGTACCTTCGGCTTGTAACTGATCATATTTAGCCTGCGTAGCGGAGTTAAGTCTTAAGTATTTAACTTCAGAAACATATGAGCGAGTCTGAACGCCATACCGTCCTCGTCCGAGAGGTATAATCCAAGTAAAGGCCCAGAAGTCATCCCCTTGAGAAGCATCCATACCCATCGATACTTCCATATTTCTAAAGTTCTGCCTTCGGTGAAGCTCAGTCTCTTCAAATGTAAAGAAGTATGTAGTACCTTCAACGGGAATACCGAAACGTTTAGCTAAGATATCATTACGGTTTGCTGGTGAGAACTCCGCACGTCGCACATCCCTTTGATAAGCATCGTAAGAAACAGTTATACCAATATTCGGACATGCCTTCATCCACATATCTGGATTACCTACTTCAGATATATCATCCAAACGGTAATACCAAATAGACGTATGCGGATCTTCGTATTGGCCTCTTAGAATATCTAAAAGCTCTTTTTTAATAGAGTCACCAACCGAATCCCGTACTGTACCTTCAGAAGAAACTGCAAGAATAAGATAATCGTCAATGCCATCTTTAGAAGCAGATTGTTCCAAAGCACCAATAACATCCTCTTTAATATCACCTGAAAGCCATTCATCGACTGATGCGTATTTAGCACGAGAACCTTGAAGCTTCTTAACCGTCATTGGTTTAACTTCTAAAACTGAGTTAGTAAGACGATTAATAATACCTTCTTTGGTTACAGCCAATTGTGCTTGAGATTTTTGTGTACGGGCTTTATTAGAACCTTTAGTCAAAACTCGGAATAAAGGAAAGCCTTCGGTTGAACTAGCAGCCCTTGTTATAGCTGTAGCGAACGGGTATAACACCTCTTCCGCTTGTGCCATAGTCGGAGCTGTAGTAACTTGTTGGGTTGAATTGGTATCAATTACTAAGCCATAGGCATGATGCAATGTGGCATAAAGAGATTTGGCATTACCACGAGCCACGATTAGATATTGCTTGTTACGAAGTCTTCGCTTATGTTTAACTATTTTGAATTTTCCGTTCTTTGGATCATAAACCTTTTCTTCCTTGATCTCAAACCAAGCAAGTAAGTCTTCAGCCCACAATCGGAAAGTTGGCAATAGAGTAAGCGGGCGCCCATCAACCAGAGTCATCTCATTCTCACAGAAATCAATGAATCCTTGTATAGCATCACTGTCGTAATAGTAGTTAGGGTTAGCGATATCCGCATCGATTCGGTTCATCTGCATAGACACTTCTCGGTTTACAGGAATCTCTCCTCGCAATACAGCGTCTCGAAATCTACCGTACTCGACAGGAACCGCAGTGTTGCTAAATACCACCTAATTACTCCTTTTATTATTTAAGTTATTTACGCTTTGCTCGTGCTTTCTTAATACGTTCGCGAAGAGATTTGGCTTGTTCTGAATCTACATACGTCTTCATATATTTTCCACCATTCTCATTATAAGCATCAAGATATTTCTGTTCTTTAGGATTTTTAGTTTTACCCTTTTTTACATTACTCTTGATTTTGCTAATATTGCTGGCCATATTTTGTTGATAAGCACGAGAATCTCTTTCAAGATCTCGAATACGCTGTTCATTAGCCTCATTCATAAGATCACCTAAAGCTTCACCGGGATTAATACCCTTACGCTTTTTCCACTTCATACCCTTTTTACCGTAATGAAGTAAAGTATCGTCCGCGACCATATGTTTCATATTTTTAGAACGAGCTTTTTTAATACGATTACGAAGATCTTTAGCCTTAGTTAATTCTTCAGCAGCTTTCATACCAGCTTTTGCATTTTTACGATATCCATCATGATATCGTTGTTCTCTTGGATCTAAAGTTTTACCATTACGAACACCACTCTTAATCTTACGGATATTAGATTCCATATTCTTAGCTCTGGTGTCATAATCCCTTTGAGCGTTTCTAATACGTTCTTCGTTAGCGTCATTCATAAGGTCACCCAAAGCTTCGCCTGGATTGATACCTCTACGTTTTTTCCACTTCATACCCTTTTTACCGTAGTGTAAAAGAAGGTCTTCTTGTGATGGGATATATACCCCGTTAATTATTTCGCCCATGTTAACTCCTGATTGTTTAAATGTTGTCATAGTAGTTGGAACATCTTTAAAAGCCTTTGCCCATTCTTGACTCTTCTTAAATGCCTTAGCAGCAGCCTCACGCTCTTTACCGGTCTTATTACGAACAGCAAAACTAGCCGGCATCTTAGAATAAACATCCAAACCAGCCGATGCTATTTTACCAATATAATTTAAACGAGCCTGTCGCTTCTTTTGTTGCGCTTCTAGACGAGCTTTTTGAGGATTCTCAACCAATGTCTTGAATTTCTGTTCAGCTTCTAGACGAGCTATTTTGTTTTTTAGATCTCGCGTAGACATCCTATCGCGATTTCTATACTGCTCAATAAACTGAGCTTCTCGCAGTTGTTCATCGACACTTCTTCGTAACTTCTTACGAGAGGACCCTTTTACAATAGGGTTGCCCTGTGGTCGATGTTTCCTGCCAAATCCTCCGGTTCGAGATCGTTGTCGACCGAAGATATGTAGACCCCATTTCATACCTTTTCGACCAGCATGATGGAGTTCATCAGATGTCTCTTTTGACATATTCTACCTCCCATCTAGCCCTTGATAGATTTTCATCACGAGCTTCTTTTAATGCTGTTAGTACGGATGCCTGAGGCGGATCATAAGATATCATAACACTAATCCCAACAAACATTTTAGCGAAATTTGGATTTTCCATCCGCTTCTTTATACCTTCATCTAATTCAAGATGACCATAAAAGAAATCGTCCCATGTTAGGTTTGGTTCCGATATTACGCTTCGAACATGACCTATCCCATTTTGTACAAGAATACCTAATGCGGAGTCAATAGCCATTCCGATTTGAGCTCTCACAACTTTATTTGCCTCAGGATCAGAGTCATGCAATACACCAACGAAGTTTAGAACATCGTTATAAATTGTATCCATTTACTTCACCCTACCATAGTTTAGTATCACCCGGTTTACGTTCAATCCACGTTTGATACTCCTTTTGATCATAGTGAATTCGTTTATGGGTGCTATCAGAGACCGTAATTAGTCCGTCAGGATCGAAGCAATTTTCGGTCAAGTTTTCGATGTCTTCTTTTGTTAAAGGGTTCATATGGTGGACCGTTATTGGACCAACCACAAATAATCGCTTTACCCCCAAATCTTGCCCTAGGTCTCTTCTTATAATTTGGTCACGACAAGCCAACCAAGCAGGAGACTTGTAGAACTTATTAGAAATATCTCTAGGTGCTTCATGATGTACACCATGTAACCTAAGATAGTTGAGTCGCTCGGTATAAGATTCAAATTTAGACATCTCAGTATAGGTAAGTCTATTTTTCATAGAACGTACCCTCAATAACATCAGCCGGTTTACCAGCATACCCTTGAAAGGCTTTATGTGCTTCCTTAAAGTCGAGCTCAGCTTGCTGGTCGCTACGAATTAAATCGATACGTGCTTGTAGCAGCTCTGCTTGTAACTCAAGTTGCTTACGCTCAAGTCTTGCTTTTGGGCTGGCTTGGTTTAACCAGTAGACGATCTCAGAAGCCGAAGCTGTACCTTCTTGAAGACGCTTTTCTGATAGCTCCATCGCAAGTGCCATCATCTGCATTTCGCGTTGTTCAGGGGAACGTGCGGGCTTGTAGGCTCTTTGAGGAGAATCATAATTCGCTACTTCATTAGTCATAACTATTCAGCCTCTTCCTTTCCTTTTTGTGGTGTGGTTGTATCGGCCTGGATGATATAAGGGTCATTCATGACATAACCGTCTTCTGTACGAACCCAACCATCAAGAACTTCAACAACAATAATGCGCTCACCATTCTTAGCGACGCGAACAACGTTTGTTTCTTCCTGATGAGGCGTTAATCGAACGAACACTCCAGCAGGTGCCACAACTTTATATGTAGTTTTTGTAACTGCCACAGTACTTATCCTTTCTTTTAAAGTTATCCAGACCATTTCAAAACGGTTTCGGACTCGAATAGACCGACTTTAAGCAGGTTTTGGTTTGGTGTATACTAGTCCTGTCTAGTACCCATTCACTAACCCTATGTGGAAAAGGAGCAAACACACATAGCTTTAGAACTGATCCTAATAATCGGCCTGTTAGAATCCAAAACCATTTTGAAAAAAATCGCAACGGAGGAATTTTTGAAACCTCCCCCGATGCTGAAACAGGGAGGCCTGTAGAGGCACCCCCCGGGGGTCTTATAATTTTATACCATCTTCTGAATCATCAAGGAAAGATAAGTCTTCCTCATAATCTTCAGGTTTTGGAACAAGTTTTAAGTTTCCAAAGATGTTCTCTTCAAGGATTGAAGTAACAGCTACTGACCAAGCGTGTTCATAGTCTTCAATTGAACTTGAATTGAGCATTGGCATGAGTGTTGCCACATACGACTCGATGTTGTATCCATGGTCGATGTCCCATCGTCGCCACAACTCATACTGAGTCCATGGGTCAAATGGATTGTCTTCAGTAGTTAGCATTGTCTTCTCCTTTCTATCCTAATAGCTATAGTCCTACAAGAATCATACTATGTCTTCTTCTAGCTACCCCTATAAGTTTCTATTCAAGCTTAAGCTTTCCAATTGTACTTGGACTTACACCTAAAGCTTCAGCAACTTGAGAGATAGTGTAGCCATTAGCAAGGAGAGCACGAGCCTTACTCTTTCTTCCTTCACTCATAACTTTGTTGTCTCTTGGTGTTGCAAGAGTCTTAAGCTGCGAGTCATCCATAAAGGATACCAATTCTTTTAGTAAAGTTCCAGACACAGCATTAGACTGTACTGCGTCCCATTCCTCATCCGTAATATTAACAGGCGTCCGGCTTGCACCCACCATTGAGCGGGCCTTGTTCAAAGCTTGCTGTTTGATACGAGAGATCTCATCCTTCTTCAGAACTTCATCCTCTGAACGTCTTGCAATCTCAGCCTTACTAGATACCTCAGCCATACGTTGAGCTTGGCGCTCTTTAATACGGTTAACCTTAACTTGATTAACTTTATCTTTCATAGATAGAACCTCAGCCGCATAGATCTTGGCAGCCTTAGGATCACGGGCTGGCATTTTAATACCTTCCATTTCCTTGTCTATCTTATTCTTATACGCCTTCAATTCATTGATGTAGTCCGCGTAATGATGCTCCGTCTTCGTTGCGTTTGGACCAAGAAATACGTTTGCATCCTTAACCATATTAACAACAAAAGTTTCTTTTTTATTACGCCACACCATTTTTGTACCCCCACTTTTAGATTTGGGGTCCGGTACTTCTACTTGGTACCCGTCAGTAATAACTTTTTGTTTATGGCGGGATATAATTGTAGAGGCGGATGTATATTTTTTCCCAGGCATGGTATCTTTTTTCAGGGTAGCCGGGTCAATAACCCTATCTATTTTCCTAGTCTTAGGATTATATCTTTCAAGCTCCCCGTATTTAACCTGGTCAATATGGGTCATATATTTTTTCATGAGAGCATCAATACCATGCTCTTCTGCAGAACGTTTATAATTAAGCTTATGTTTTTCCGCATCAATAACAACCATAGAGTGACGAACAGCACGGGCTATCTCATTTGTAGGCGCACCTTGTAATGTCATATCGGTAATAAGATTTGATACCACACCCATTAAAGTTTGTTGGTATTTCTTATCGATAGGCTTGAATGTACCAGGCTTATCCGCATATGAGTTAGGGTCAAAACCTTTTAATTCTTTCAGGCTATTCGCCGTCTTGAACTTCCCTTTATTATTAGGGATAAGATATGCAGTATCGCCATCGAAGTCAGCCCCTGACATTTTAGCAGCGACCTTAGGATGAATACCTACAGCATCCGGAGCATTCTTAGATATCATCTTACGAGCTATACTATTATTATTTACAGTAAGCTCAGGCATTTCAAATCTACCACCATGAGGATATCGAACTAATACTACACGCTCACCATTCTTATAGTTAGGCGCATAGATTTCATTCTCTTTCATATCAGGCACAGGTAATATAACATGACCTTGGAAACCTTTAGGTGCCGCGGCTTTCATATGTACCTGCTTAGATTCTAAATCAGATGAAAATGATTCTAATAATTGTTTACGAATAACAGGGTTATTAACTTTCTGAATACTTTCATACTCATCATTAATTTGTTTCATCGTAGCCTTAAGGCGTTCATGTACAACACTAGTTGGTTGTTTAGATAAGAACTGAGAAGATAAAGTCTTAGACCATTTAGACCAATCGCCTTCCTCATTTACAATATTAACCGAACCAATCTCTGGAACCTTATTACCGTTTTTATCCAAGACACCCTTTTTATAAATAGGATTTCCCTTGGAATCTAGGAGTGTGTTCTGACGCTTCACAGTGGCCCCAAATGGGTTTGGACCATCGATAGGTGCTCCACCATCTGGATTCTTTTTAAGTGGCTTGAGGACGTCCTGAGGGGCCTTATCGGCCGTTTTATTGGTATTAAAGATAATATCCGTACCTTTTGGTACGTTTTTAAACATTTCTTCGGTACCATATAAAGCCATACCCTTTAAATAATGAGTATCGCCAACAGCAATACGAACCTGAGCATATGACGCTTTACCTAGATTTAAATCTTTTACTCCAGGTCTAAGGAACATAGCTCCATCCATTGTTGCGCCATCCTCATTTGTACCATGGCCACGTTGCCCTTCAGGAATAGCGTATTTAATACTTACCCTATCCCATCCGATAGACTTGGGTCGTTCCATTTGTTGGAACATTCTCGCATCTCCATCTGTCGCAAACTCTTGAACAGGTCTAACCTTGTCCATGTTTTGATAGATTTCCTTGCGTTCGACCCCTTTTTTAGTTAAAACCTTGACTGGAGTAGAATTATTCTTGTCTGTAACCTGCGCAATACGCAAATTATGGACCTCATATTCACCAGATTCTGTCAAAGCATTAAGTCCAGACTTGAGTTTTTCCTTAGAAATACCCATTTGAACCTCAACACCCTTACCGACATCGATGTATTTCGACCGATTTACGGCATCTTTTAGGGTATCTGCGACGGCTTCAGTCTGTACTTTTTGTGCTCTAGACGTCTTATTCGGGTTATTCATTTCATCAATATAGTTCCGAACTGTCTGTCCAGTAGCCCCAATTGTCTTGGCAATATCGTCAATAATCATACCTTCAGACTGTAATTTTGCAATCCGTTGCATGTTATATTGCTTCAATTCTTCCTTGGCAATTGTTACTTTTGACCGGTAAACTGTTGTGGATAATCCCATTTGTTTTGCAATTTCATTATCGCTTAAACCGCGTTTTTTCATTTCATCCCGGTCTTCGATGAACTTGTGATTCTTCGGTAAATGTAAAAATGGGTCCCAAGGATATCGTCCAGAACGACGTTTTACCCCATAATGTTTGAGGATAATTTCTCGTCCTTCTTCGGAAAGTTGACTTAAATCGTTCATGATTTCATCTTCATTTTCGAAGACATTTTCGAAATCCAATCTTCAATCCTCCTCAAAATTAGTAAAATTGGCATAAATACCAATACGTCATATAAGGCCATATAAGCTCCGTCACAGCATTTTAACCATAAATGGAACTATTTACCGACCTTAACAGTAAAACGCGGTACAGGCCAAATATGGGCCTATGAGGGCTATTCCTGACGTTTTATCTTGCCAAAACCTGTAAAATCATCAAAAACGTTAAAAATCACATATAAATTTATAATACATAAACTCCAAACCACGTATATTAATCACTACCTCAATATCCATTGGCTGCACTTGTATGGCAATAACAAGCACCCTTAATCATTACCCAATGCTTCAATCGAAACGCATTGTTGTTGTATAAAAATACAAGAGAGTGTTATGGGAAACATGAAAGGAACATCAAATGTAAATCTTCGACCAGGGAAATGAAAGAGAAAACCTGGCGAATATCTTGCAGGAAAAAATGACGAAAAACTGCAAGAAAATACTAAGCAGAAAACGAAAGAAAAACTGCTTACTAAACTTGATATGGTTTAACCAATTTGTAAATTAATATACTTAGATTTTAAAGGAGGTAAATCTATTATGATTGAGTAATGCAGAATATCGATTAACAAATCAATATACGCAGTTTGGAATTTATGTATCTGAGGTTGGTCCGTTAATTAGTTGGCCATTTGACAAACAAATCAACAAAAATCTAGAATCAGTAAAAACAGAAAGGATATATTTGAACTTAAAAGACCTCTCAACGTTTAACAAGTCAAAATATTCAATTTTACCAATTCTAGACCATACCTCAAATAAATATGTAATTTTTTACAACGCTTATATTATAATGATTTTGGTCTATCCCCACAATCCCCACGTTTTTTCAGAAACTTTTTATATATATTGATTAAAAAACCTTGTATATTATAGCATTTTTTATATATTTAGATTATAGTTCCCGTACGCGCGATCTTATTAAAAAATATATAAAAATATATATAATTCAAT